CTAAGGCCTACTTTCGCAGCACCTGTTCGAAAACGCGATTACGGACCAAGAAAGTTATAACCAAGGTCCGAGATCACGCCACCGCGGCATAAGCAGCCTTACACGGGTTTGCTTACTCCGGCAAGGGAGGGGAATATCATTCCCTATCCCCTTGAGATCAGGACGCATGTCTTGATCTGGCGTATCGCCAATCGTCTTTAACTTCGATAGAAGAAGACCCCTGCATTCATAAAATTTCATGACTGCAACTGGTACCCAAATGCGGACATAGTATCCTTCGATACCATGTTTACTGCGCTGGTAGACAACTTTGGGATGATCGATATTCTCGATCAACCCATCGTCGCCATAACCATCCGAGATACGAGCTATACCTGACAAAGGTTGAACAAGTATCTCGTAACAAGACCTAAGCCTAGCATCACAGCCATAAGAATTACGGCGATGAGCAAGCCTTCGAACATTGTTAGCAGTCCGAACCACCTGGGCTTTTCCAATTAAGGGTTCCTTTAGGAAGATTGGTTTAATGTCGCGTCCGTTCCAGTAATGCGCTCCGCAGCTTTCCCGATATGGCGTTGAGTCATATGTTTTCTCAGCGTTAATCGTGAAGCCTAGGTCAGTGCATACGGTCCGGAACAACGGCAATGCCTCACTCGGCAACACAATGTCGTCACCAAAGACTGTTAGACCTCTCAAACTAAGCCCGAGATACCTAGTACAGCAGGTAGCAAGGGCCCAGAATATGAGGCTTTCCAGCTCAAAAGTGAAGCCATTGCCCATACTCGAGAATTTCTGGTATGGGAAGACGTTACCTTCATGACAGCCGAATCTTGATCTGGTACAATCCATCAAAACGAACCACCGTTCGGGTAGTAACTCCCTTACGACGGCCGTCGAAATGGTATCAGAAGCGGCGGAGAAGTCGACGGTCGCGAGCTTGTTGTACTTGCTCGCCAATCGTGCGCTCCTCTGATTATGCTCCTGAGTGTTAAGATCAAGGCCTTTCCTCAAAAGACGCTTGCGCAGCATAAGACCAATACCTTTCTGAAGCCAGAGATTGATGTCTGGCTCCACGGCTATAGTCCTATCTGTTTTAGCATTCTTTGGGACGGTGACGATCTTCGAAAAATCTTGGATTGCGAAGTCGCATTCCCATAGGGGATAAGCGCTCCTCCACCAGTCTTTAACGAAGTCGTATGCCATAGATGAAATGTGACACTTGCTGCCATATTTCATCGGTAGCGTTGCATCTCTTCGAGGTAACCTCGTAGAGGCGCCAGGACCAAACGCGCAGCTATCAGCAAACTCGTCAGGGCAGAAGTCACCCAACACGCGACCGATAAAGCCAACTGCCATCACCATGATGGAATTGGTTTCCAACGAATTAAAGTTGGAACGGATCACGCGTCGGTTAGTTTCTGCACACTGAGACTCCGCCGCATAGAACTTCTCCATCGCGATCTTCTTTCGATCAATGTTTAGATCTAAAAAGTCCGCTTTGGATAAAAGCTTTGTGGCAGCAAGTGCGTCACGCCCATGTTCGATGCCCTCGTAGTACTGAGGGTCGAACTCGAGGTCTACAAGCTGTTGATGCTCACCTGAATCATAGAGCATCCATATGGCAAGGGACCTTGGGCAGTCGAGCCCAGCTAGATACTCACGGATAAATCCATGCTGCAGTAATGAATTGCTAAAGCTTTTCATAGTGTAACCTCCTAAAGGTGGTACTAGTGTCAGATTTCGAAGTTAGTAAATCGCTTCGAGGTTCTGGACCGCGGCCGTGGTAACGGCATTGGTCAAGAGAGTATCCGCATACTTACGCAGGTCGAGTCGGATGGTGTCCGAAGCAATCTTCGGCATCACAAACTCGATATTGACGTAAGCTTCGGCCACCCTCTTCGTTGTGTCGACAGTGTCCATGATGGGCACGACGACACGCTGCTTGACACGTGCCACCGAACCGCCGTTTTTCGGCAACGAGACGGACATTGTCACCTTCTTCTTAGCATCGAGCACGGTAGTGTCGGTGCTGAGAAAGGAAGCGACGCCGTTCGCGTCGATCGACTGCGGGTTGAAGGTTACGTTTGCAGCGGCGTTATTTTGCAACGTAATAGAGGCGAAAGCGCTCATGATAACTCCTAACGTTTGAGTTGACGAAGCAGGGCGATTGCATTTGCTATATGCGTAGGTGAGACTGGGTCCTTTAATGAAGGAAAAGGCAATGCGGGTAGGCCGGTCGTAATGACTGTCCTTACGCAGCTTCTCCTAACGTTCAAGAAACCCACTGTCTTTGTTCCTACGTATACATAGCCATCTGCATCCGCTCCTGGCAGAAATTGCCGTTCATAAGTGATGTGTTCCTCTTGGTACACAGTCTTATGTAAGTTTAAGATCCGCAAATTGGCGAAGGCTCCTCTATTCTTCAAGTAGTTACCGACTGGCAAGAGCCAATCGACGACAAACGAGTAAGGTAGGAGTTCCCAACCAAGCAGCAGAGGGTCCGATAGGCCAGTCTCAGAGAGAACTTGGCCAAAAGGGTCGGTAACTTCAACCCGACACTTATACAGCACGGTAACCTTTCCCTGCGAATGAACTGTAGTCTTGATGCGATTATTATTTGAGACCTCTTGAGCAATAAGCTCTCGAGGAAGCAATTTTGTTCGCCTCGCGACCACATCGAATACGGGGGATTTAGGTTCTGACACTACCATTTTGGTTGCCTCCTCAAGATCACTCAAGAGGGGGCGGATACCATACTGATAGATCAGCCAATTATTAGCGAGCGCTTTTGAGTCCCCTGGAAACAGGGCCTTTGCAGCGCCAACTAAATTGCCGTGCTTCGCCTTCACAACTGCGTTTACAAGACGACCGGTCAGATCTAAGATCATACCGGCAGTTTGACGACGCTCCGCAATCGCCTGAGCAAAGTTCACGTTTTGACGTTTCGTCTTTTCGTAAAGCTTGCTTAAGGCTAGCGGCGTAATTTCTTCAACAGCAGATGCGAACCTGCTGCTGAGATTTTTAGTTGTGTAATTCTGTGGGTTCGGTCCGACGGCCGTGAAGCCGCCGTTTAAGTTGAAACCGGACCACAGAGCACCCTCATGTTTCCGTATCCACTGCGGACTATAGGTGCCTATGATTGCGCCATTTCCATGGCCATCGTCGTCACCATAGTAGTACACGGTGTTTGAGGAAAAATTTAAAGGATTTGGAGGAAGGTCTAAGCCCCTCATAAGAGGGACCTTCGACTTTACACGCTTCAGACGGTACACTGTCATCGGCGCGCGCGCCCAAACATACTTCTTTAGGCGCTTACTCCATACCTTGTAGGGAAGGCGAGGACCATTGTTCGCAGTAACGGCAACGCGAACAAGCGTTCCGGGGTGCTTCAAAAACGAAACACCTTTCTTCGCGCTGGCATTAGTGCCAGAACGTGACCATTTAGCCTCATTATGCATCGGAAAAGCGTTTGGGAAAGAACCGGCACTCTTTATCGTCTGACCACCTGGAAAGGTGTTCGTGAGCGTTACAGAGCAGTTCGGCTCCATCTTAGACCCACTTCCGTAGGGCATTTTTTGACCTCC